TTTGTGCAGGGAGTTTTGTAGTTCCTGCTATTAAACCCTCGGTAAAAGGCCATTTAGTTTTAAGAAATCTGCTCTTCCCTGTTCCAGTTCCTACGCTTACCATTAATTAATAATATAAATAGAATTAATAAAACTTTCTAAGTTCTTGTATTTGTAATTATATTAACTGCGTTAGGGTCTGTTAAGATACATTCTCCCTCTTCCCAAACTCTTATCTTAGTTCCTATACCCTCATCTTTAACCTGAACTGCTGTTATTGGAACAAAAGATTTCCATGTTGCTGCTCTTTCAGGAACAAAGACCAAAGCCTTTGAAACGGTGACTCCGTCTTCAATTACAACTCTTAAGCCTAATAGTTCCATAACTACACCAGTTTCTACTTTTGCTGATGCAAACTGAGGAATAGAACTTCCTTTGATTGAGATAAGCCAGGTTAAGATAGATTTATGGTCTATTGAATTAACTAAAAGGACTGCTCCCTCAGGATCATATCCATCTACTCTGATGTTCATTTTAGCTTCAAGCAAGTCTTCAATAATATCTACACCTGTTCCTGATGCTGTATCCCAAGGAGCATTAGTAGCGTTTGTATTTGTTCCGGTTTCAAGTATTGCTTCAATTCTTAAATCAACTTGATGTTCAACACCTCTCACTAAGTCTTTAACATTTGTAGCGAGTATATCAATATCTGAGTCTTTGATGTCTTCATCTGTTAATAGTGGAGACTCTACAAAGTATTTTCTTACATAAGAAGTATTACGAGTCCAAGACTGCTCAGCTACTGTTGGTCTTGCTCCAAAGTCTACATTAGCAATAGGAGATGCAGTCATTCCTGTTGTAGTAACGCCTGTTATAAATCCTGATGTTTTTTGAAACCATCTGATTTCTCTAAAAAGGGTTGTAGAATTAGTTACAAACTTTTTAAGCTGAACTACTAAATCGCCATAACCCTTAGCCAACTTATCAATATCAATTCCTCTGATGTCTGCTTGTGAGTGTGAGTCTGCCATTTTAAGCTAATTGCATTGTTGTTGGATTTAATTGCATAATGAATGTTTGTCCGTCTGTTGCTGTTTCCATAGCAATTCCTATAATTTGTTCTGCATTTGTTGCAGCTGTTTGAAGAAGATTATTTGCTGTTGGTCCTGAGATTACTAAAGAGTCTCCAACGGTTATGCTTCCTGATGCTGTAACTTTAAAGTAACCCCCTCTATAAACTGCAATCTTTGTTTTTCCGTCAGAAGCGATTTTTTCTGTTGCTGCAATTCCGCCAACAATATCGTTTAAACCTGCGGCAGCGCTTACGGTCATTGGGTCAGCTAATTTAAGAATTGTCCCTCTTTCAATGCCTGTGCCGTCAGCACAAGTAAATTCTACTGCATTATCGGTTTCAATATAAAGAGTTGCTTCATTAGCCATGCTCTATTATAGAAATAATAACTATTTAAATGTTTTCACTAAGGTTACCTTTATGAACGCTTTACAAAAAGTTGATAAGATTTAAGAATTATGCCTATTGTTGCTAGAACATCCAAATAAAATATTTCCCAAATCATATTGCTTCGTGAGTAAAACCGAAGAATGCTCCGGGAATTTGCTCCACAATATCAATGTCTTCTCTTATTCCTACGGGTATTATCCCAACTCCGTCCATTGCCCACGGAAAAGACTTCTCTTTTTTAATTATTTCAGGAATGGGTTTGCATTTTAAAAATTTTTGAAATAATTTCTCTGCATCTATTCCAAAGAAACTTTTTTTTAAAGTGTATCTTGCACTTTCATTTTCTCCCTCATCTTTAATTTTATCAAATCTTAAAGTCCAAAGAACAGCATCTAAATCTTCTCTTGGGAAAACATATTCATAAACTCCCCCGGGAAGACATCTTATTTGTGCTTCCATCAAGTTTTTTTTCTTTTCTTCTCCCTTTGTAAAAATCATCCAATGCTTCTGAGCTTCCATCTCTCTTAATAGTTTTTCAACACAATCTCGTTTTCCATAGGGAATAAAGAGAACATGCATTTTATAAAATTCCTTTACTTAATCTTTCTGCGTATTCTTTTGGAGTTTCTACATGGGGCGGAACAGGAGTCTGTCCTGCATCAGAAGTTCCTGATAATATGGACTCAGCTTTAAGTTGTTCCATTCTTTCCACATTTTGCTTAATCTCGTCCCTAACTTTTTCAAGACTTGCTCGCTCTGCTTTAACCTCGTCAAGAAAAGATGGTTTTGCTTCTTGTGGTTGTTCATCTGTCATTTTCTTGTTTTTGTTTCATACAAGTTCTTTAAGAAATAAGCTATTGGTCCAGTTATCCAAGCATACTCTAAAGGTATTCCTGCAAGAATAGCAAGAACAAAGGGAACTAAAAGAATAGCTGAATTTTTAGCAGTCTTTACTATTCCAATAAGAACACTATATTTAGTTTTCTCCATTAATTATTTATGTAATCCCCTGTTTAAAAATCTTTCTAAGGAAAGAATAGAGTTTTTCCTAACCCGACAGAGATAACACCTGCAATATAAATCATTATCTTTTTAACCCACTTCATATCCTGCTCCATGTTTGACATTCTATTGCAAAGATTAACAAAACCTTTGTTTGTTATTTTTATATTCATTGAAATTCCTCTGTTCCCAAATCAAGCAAGACTTCTTTAGGGTCTCCTGTTACAGCATATCTTTCCAAAGCCTGCCTGTTCTCAACCATGACTCTTAAATTTCTGCTCATCTCATCCTGCAAGTCCAAACCCTCACGCACATCTTTAGGGCTTTCTCTTAGGGATTGCTTTGCAGCATTATACTTAAATCTCGTGCTTTCTTCAAGAGCAACTAAAGATTTAATTGCCTGCTTGACATTCGCCCCCTTTGAAGTTGCGGCTCTTGCTATTCTTGTGCTTTCAGCTACATTATTGGATATGTCTCCCTGCAACTGCTTTATATTTCCACTTGCCGGACTGAAAAGAGTTGAAAGGGAAACTCCTGCAATTCCTGTTGTGGCTATAATTCCTATTGCCTGCTGAGTTATTGGAAGATTAGCCAAAGGAGTTACTGCAGAAGCTAACTCGGGAGAGATGCCTAAATTTGCAGCCATTGACTCCTGAACGGCTTTCCCTGCTGCTGCGTTTCTTTGAGCAGTTGTTAAAGGCTTTTCATTTCCTTTAAGAGCATCTATTGCTTCAAGTTCTTTCTGCTGCTTTTCAGCAAGTCCCGGAGCATTAACATTTCCCTGGGCAAACTCTCCGACTGTCTGTGCCGCAGGAAGAACAGACTCAGTATAACTTTTAACTTCGTCAGGACTCATTCCAAAATAAGTTTTTCCGTCTACTGTAACCATCCCCGAAGGTCTGCCTGTTTTCTCATCTGTAAATATTAAAGGCTTTCCTGCATCTGCAGTGCTGTCTGAATCTTTTGTTGGTGTAGATGTTCCACCCCCGCCTGTTCCTGCAAAGGGTTTCATCACTTCTGTTTTAGGATTGTAACTCTCAAGTTGCCCTGTTTTAGGATTTAATCTGACTGCCATTATTGTGCTCCCTGATATTCTAATTTAGTCTGACCTGTGTTTGCTGCCTCATCTGCCTGCATATTTTCCATAAGGCTTGGCTGCTTATTAATCTTTAACTCTATTCCCAACTGGTTAAGGATGTCATCCTGCAACTCTGTTATTTCCTTAATCCATACAGGCTCGGTAATTACCATATTAACCTTTGCACTTGCTTCTGTATTGTTCTCTGTTGTTCCGCCTATTGCAACCTTTGAAATTCCTAACTGACTGTAGAACTTATTTTCCAAATAATTAAGATAACGGACAAAAGCATCTGCAGGCGGAACTGTCAAGTCTTCAAACTTTGCTTCCTCTGGCTTGCATGTAAGAATGACTACACTTCCGTTTTTAATTCCTGTTGCCAATTCTGTTTTAAGCTGGTTAAGTCTTGTTGTGTCTGTCTCATCTGCATATAATATTCTCACTGATGAGTAGTGCATTAATCTTCTCCAATCTCTTTCTGCTTCCTGTATTGCTTCACAAACCCATTCAACAGCTGATGTTTCAGATGTTCCGTGAGGTTCATCTAAAATTCTGTTGTTCATTGAGTGAAAAATCTTTTCAGGAGCATATCTTTTCTTTTCCCCTGATGCCTGCTCGTAGTCATAGGCAGTAATTCTTCCTTTCTTGTTTGTAATATGAGTCATCCTTCTTGGGTCAAGAGGTTTAAGATTGATTAAAATTCCTTTGTCGTCTCTAATTATTTCTGCATAAGCATCCCCGTTAAACTTCTTTGTATGAAGATGATTAAACATTATGCTCCAGAAAGTCTCTTTCCCGTTTCCTGAAATAAGGTTTAAATTATGCTGGTCATGGATGTTTGCACATGTATATCCCCAACCTAAGATATGAATTGCATAAGATTTGATTGCTGAACGGAACTCTCCAATATTGTAGAAATAGCCGTAATATTTGGAAGCATTAGAATTAGTCCATGTATTCTCATCACTGCTGAAATTCCCGTCTGTTGTCTTTGTAGGAATTGCATAGTTTGGAACTCCGTTTGGAATGTCTGCCGTTGTTGAGTAGTAAAGGTTTGAGTTTGCCATTTTAAGTTATTATTTTGAAGGGAATATAAAATTTAAGTGCTGTTTGTCCTGCTGCAAGAGTTATACCTGTTGCTCCTGAACCTCCACCTATTCCGTGAGTCCATACTCTTTCCATAGGGTCAAAAGCGAAAGTTTGAAGATAAATATTATTTCCTGAACGGGTAAAAATAACTTTTATTCTTATTACATCTCCCGGATTAAAAACAGTTTGTGTTAAAGCAACAATAAGAGTGTCCATTCTTGTATCTCCTGAATTATGAGCACATGAAATCTCCTGTCCTGTTGTTTCTCCTATCTTTGTTTCAGTAACACCCCTTAAATGATAAACCTCTACTTCAACAGTTTGAGCACATGCACTTGGAACATCTCCTGCTGCAAGACCTCTTGGAATAACAGCAACTAAATTACCTTTTAAGGTTAAAGGTCTGTTTATTGAAGATGAGTCAAAGGTGTAAGTTTCTGATGCTGTCTGTGATGAAACTCCGACAGGTGTTGAGGCTGTCGCCTGTGAAGAAAGAAAATATGTATAAACCGGGGCGGCAGTTGTTCCTGTTGTTGAACATGCTCCATAAAATAACTGATAGCCTTCTCCTGAAATAATATCGTTGAAATCATAATTAACTGCGTAAGCTGATGACTTCCTGTATATCTCGGGTAAAATTTGCTCTGCCATTATATCCCACTCTTTATGAACTGCACTCCCTTTTTAATTTCATTCTCTATTCTTGTTACTTCTGATGTCATCCTGTCAAAGTAAAGTTCTGCAGAACGCAAGTCAGGAAATAAAGATGTGTCCATAGTTACAATATCCATCGCTCCCTTCATTGCTGTAAAAAGACCTAAAATAACTTTCATAGTTGCATGAAGAGATGCATAGTTTGTAACAAAATTATAACCTGCAACATTGCAAATATAAGATTCCCAGAAAGCATCAGAGATATTAATAAATGCTTCTGTGCTGTAAGTCGTGCTATTTGCTCCTGCGGGAACGAAGTGCTGAACCTGCGCAGTTGTTGCAAAAACTCCTGTATCTGCCATTAGAACATTACCGCCATTATTAGACTTGTAAGTAAAGCAGGAAATATATCTCTTGGATGCTTTAGAACTGATAAAATTCTGTAACGGAAGATATAATCTAATCTTGAATTGTAGAATTTCTTTTCAACTGAAATTGGGAACTGATTTTTTTGGAAAAGATAATATTCGGGACTTGTAGGAATCCAACAAATGTTATCAACTGACATCGCAAACATTACTGCTATGTAGTAGCAAAGCCATTCTAAAGGGAATATCATGCTAAACATAGGATATATGAAGATTTAAACTTTTCTGATTTGCAAGATAAGCCGCTCTTATTAATCCCTCTGCAATATGTGTATAATTTCCAAATATTCTTATAACTGTTTTCTTTCCAATTCCTGTAATGTATTCATATTGGACTGATTTAAGAGATTCAATAATGTTATCATCGTCTAGTAGTTTAATTATTCCTCTTTCCATCATAGCAAGAAAGCAAATATACATATCTTCTTTTAGAAGTTTTTGATTTTCTTTTTCATTTCTGTTAGTAACTAATTTTCTATTGTTTAAAGCTACAATCTTTTTTCTTACAATCGGGTCCCGAAGTAAAAAGTCAAGTATTCCAACACCTAAAGAACCTGCTCCTGCATCTATTCCAATTTGTTTAAAATTATATTGTTTATCTAAATTGATAATTGATTCATAAGTTTCAGTTGTTAATTTTTTTGTTGTTATAATATTTTCAACTTGATGAATTGTTTTATCATCTCTTTTGTCTAAAATCTCAAAAGTTCCTTCATCTTCTCCCATTCTAGCAATATCACAACCTAATAAGTAATTACGTTCTTGATATATTGTTTCACGACGTTTAAGAATACAGCAATTTCTTATTATTTCATCACTGAATAGGCGGAACAATTCATCTACAAACTCCCCTAAGTATTCTTGTGCATATTGCCTCTTTGACATTCTAATTTTTGCTTGTTCCAATTTTATTAATGCTTTCTCACGCTTCTTTTCAGTCCAAACCTCAGACAATGGTCTTTCTTTCATTACTGTTTCACTTGTTACGCTGAATCTTGTAAAAGAAGTGTAAGCATCATCTTCATTAATCCAACATCTGTAAAACTCTCCTTGCTTTCCAAATGGAGTGCTTAGGAGAATTGTATCTCCGCCAGTTGTTAATAGGGCAGGAGTTATTGCTTCCCATACATCTTCTGGAACTCTACTAGCCTCATCTACATACAAACGATGAACTGTAATAAATCTAATTCCTACTCCAGACATTCCTACTGGGAGACAATAAATAACAGTTCCATTTCTTAAAGTTATTTTCTCTTTTGTTGGTCTGTCTTTTCCTTTTGTTACAACTTCTTTCGGAAAGTTTCTGGAAAGATAGTTAAGAGTTTTTGAAAATAAAGCATAAGCCTGACGTTCTGTTGGAGCAATCATTAGAATGTTTTGATTTGGATTATTAATTGAATAGTCTCCTGCATCTTTTCCGCATATCTCCGATTTACCTACTTGACGTCCTGTGCATAGAATCTTATCGCCTTTTGTTTCTATAAAAGATTTCTGCCAATCATCAAGAATTATCTGAGGAATTTTTTGTTTTTCTGTTTCTACTTCTTCTGTTGCATCACTTTTAGTTTTTCTTCGCATAATAAAAGGACTCTCTCGTTAATTTCTATTTCATGTTTGGCTGTTTCTATTGCTTTTTCTGTTTGCTCTTTTGCAGTTGTCCAAAATGCCTCTTCTTTTGAAACAATCTTTAAACCTAAATCTTGGGGAATGTTTTTTTTGTTAAGCATTTTTTTATTATTTTAAAAAAGAAAAAACGGTTTATATATTTATGCTTGGGAAATATTTTAAAAAATTTGGGGGCGGGGATAACCCAACTTTTATTTGTAGCACTCAACTATCGGGCTCTCTCGCATACTTAATGGCTCGCTTTCGCTCGCCCTAACCCCAACGACCTATGCGTGTGCACTAAGGTTACCTAAGAGCACGGGCAATGTCATACTTTCCACTGGAAATAGAGGTCTGCTTAGGGGCGTTGCTTATGGAAGTTACCCGGTGAGGCGGGAAACTACTA